GACACATTTGTTTGTGTCGCCTAATGTTTGGGAATTGCTTGGTCGCCAATTAGACACTTCAAAACGCCCATTGTTTCCAGCAATTAACGGCAACAATGTCATTAGCCAAAACTCGATTGGTACAGCAGGCGCAGACTTGTCGTACTCGTCACTCAATCCACTTGGCTTAACTTTGATTGTTGACAACAACTTTGCGTCAAACACAATGATTGTTGCGTACGCGCCAGGTTACGAAGTTTACGAACAGCAAAAAGGCATTTTGTCGGTAGAAGTACCGTCAACATTGTCCCGTACGTTCTCGTACTACGGATATTTTGCAACATTCGTAGCTAAGTCAACTTTCCTTCAAAAACTAGCGCTTGCCTAGTAGTCGAGCGGCATAACCGCTATGGCTACATTTAACACAGCGTCAAAACAATTATTAAATAACTACGCTTGCATTTCAACGCTTGAATCGACCGACATACAAGTCGGCGACACAATCGTTGTTGGCAGTCTTGGCGCACCGTTTAACGGCACATTTACTGTGTTGGCATGTCCGCAATACAAATACGAAGGCATTGACCCAATCACAGGCGAATGGACATTTAACGAAACTGATCCAGTAGCAAACCAATTGCTATACGCCTGCACAGGCGCAGCAGTCGAATATGTTGCAATCTATACAGGCACAGTTGCGTTCACGCCTACGTGCACATGGATCACGGCCGCCAACCTTGTCACCTATCTTGGCGTATCAATCACAAACCCGTCAGATGATTACACGCTCATAACCCAAGCCGTAAGCGCTGGCAACCAGTTTTGCAGCCGCAGACGCGCCGAGGCTGGCTATTACGACGAGCTGGCAACCAGCCCGTCAGGTGATGTCACATTAGGCACTTTGATGTATTCAGCAGCGTTATGGCGTTCGCGTGGATCGCTTGAAAACGTGTTTGCAACATTTGAAGGTATGGGATCAGCGCCACAACAATCATTAACCCCGATTGTAAAACAATTGTTAGGTATTGACCGACCAGCGGTTGCCTAATGCCAGCACCGTACACCGACCTACTAAACGAAGGCATTGACGACCTATCTGCAACGCTTACAGCAATAACATCGTTGCGCGTAATAACCGATCCGACTCGAATTGTTCCAAATTGTGTTTTCATGCAAGCGCCAAGTTTTACGACAACAGCAGGCAACGGCAACATTGTGCGAATGGATTTTCCAATCAAAATCATTGGTACAGGGCCAGCAGGCTTGCCAGTTTTGCGCGAAATTTTGCAAATCACGGCTACAGTTTTGGCGTCAGCAATTATCGTTACATCGGGACAACCAGGGGTGCTAGAAATCGGTGGACAAGAATTTCCGTGTTACGATTTAACATGCGCTATAGCGGCAAGGACGGCTTGAATAATGGCTAAATACATTGTTACTAGCAATCGACTGGACGGCCTTAAACGTGGCGACGTTATAGATGACAAAGATTTAGACGGCGTAAACATACAATTTTTATTAGACGCTGGACACCTATCCACACAAGAAACCAAAAAACCTGCTAAAACTAAAGACACAGAACAAAAGGACTAACCAACATGGCGACAACCGTTTACCTCAGCAACCCAGCGCTTACAATTAACGCTGTCAACCTCACCGATCAGGCAACTGAAGCAACTTTGACATTTGCCTATGACCAATTAGAAACATCGGCGTTTGGGGACGTAGCACGCAAATTTGGTGCGTCAACTGTGACGTCATTGCAAAACAACGAATTTGAAGTGACACTATTTCAATCATACGAAGCCTCAGAAACTGAAGCGACAATCTATGGTTTGGTTGGCGTTACCTGCAACATTACTGTGTCGCCAACTGCAGCAGGTTTAGTTACACCAACGGCAACAGCGCCAAAATACACTTTGACTGGTTGTTACCTTGCAAGCCACACACCAATTTCGGCATCGCTTGGCGAACTGTCAACGATCACATTGACATTTGCTGGTGGCGCACTAACTAAAGCAGTTTCATGATCTTGCGGCTTTGGCCGCTGAGAACTAATAAAGCAAGCAAAAACAAACAAAGCCGTACCGAGGGGGCGTAATGCAATTAACACTTGAAGTTCAATTTTTAGACGATCGTGAACCAGTAACAGTTGAAACAACATTGTTTTCAATTGTGTTGTGGGAGCGTAAATACAAACGCAAAGCATCTGAATTAGGTAGCGCAATTGGTCAAGAGGATTTAGCATATTTGGCTTACGAGGCATCAAAGTTGTCAGGCATTGTCGTGCCTGCAATGTTTGACGATTATGTCAAATCGTTAAAATCGTGTTTGCCTAAGGCGGCAAATGACCCAAAAGTCGACGCGGTTCCTACCGCTACGGACTAGCACAAATTCTTGTGGCTACTGGATTTTGGCCGCCACAAATACCATTCGAAGCTGACGACATGAACACAACCATTGATTTATTAAATAAAGAGCGTAAGTGATGCCAGTATCTACAACTGTTGAGGTCGTCGGTTTAAAACAGACAATTAATTCGTTGCGTAAAATTGATCCACAACTACAAAAAGATTTTAAAGCTGACGCAACGGCAATTGCACAACCAGCAATTAATGCTGGCAAAGCGGTTTATACACGAGTACCAATAAGCAACTTTGCAAACGATTGGACACAAAAAAAAGACGGCCGACGCATAAAAGGTTTTAGCGTTGACAAAGCACAAAGCGGCGTTAAGATGCGTTTTGATACACGGCGCAACGCGGTTGGTGTAATTCTTATTGAACAAAAAGACCAGGGTGCGGCAATCTTTGAGGTTGCAGGTCGCAAGAATTCAAACCGTTTAGATACAAGTTTGCGCATTGCTGGATATCCAGTTAGCGCTGGCCGCACTCGACTTATCGGGCCAGCCGTTTACAAAGCACGCCGAGGCATTGAAGGCGAAATGTTTAAAATGATCCAAGGCACTATTACAACCGTGCAGAAAGATCTATAGTCATGGCTTTATCTATTCCGATTATTAGCGAGTTTGACGGCAAAGGTATTGAAAAAGCCGTCAAAGAATTTAAACAGTTAGAAGGCGCTGGCGCTAAAGCAGGTTTTGCACTTAAAAAAGCAATGGTGCCAGCGCTTGCAGTATTAGGCGGTTTAGCTACTGGTTTAGGTTTAGCCACTAAAGCAGCCGTTGAAGATCAGAAAGCACAAGACCTATTAGCGCAACAATTGCGCACTAGCGCAGGTGCAACCGATGACGTTATAAAACAAAATGAGGCATTTATATCTAGTTTGTCTATGGCAAAAGCAGTTGCCGATGATGAACTAAGGCCAGCTCTATCAAATTTAGTCAGGTCTACTGGATCAGTTGAAGCCGCACAAAACTTAATGTCAACAGCACTCGACATATCGGCAGCCACAGGCAAAGACTTAGAAACCGTCACAATGGCGTTAGGTAAAGCAGCCAACGGTCAAACAACAGCATTGACAAAACTTGATCCGTCGCTCAAAGGCGTAATCGATTCCGAAAGCACATTGGCAGATATCACCGACGCTTTGTCTGCGTCGTTTGGTGGCGCAGCAGATGTTGCAGCCCAATCGTACGAAGGTCGAATGAAATCAATGAAAATTGCTATGGACGAAACTAAAGAAAGTATTGGCGCAGCATTGTTGCCAGTCTTAGAAAAATTGTTAGGAATATTGGCACCACTAGCAGCGTGGGCTCAACAAAACACAACAGCGTTTTTAATTATTGCAGGCGTCATCGGCGGTTTTGCAGCTGCAATCGTGGTAGCAAATATTGCGATGAAAGCGTACACGATTGCTACACAAGCAGTTACAGCCGCAACAGCGTTGTTTAATTTTGTTTTAAACGCCAACCCTATTGCTTTAATTATCATCGGCATCGTTGCGTTTATTGCTGCAATGGTTTTGTTATACAAACGATTTGAAATTGTCCGCGAAGTAGTTGACACAGTATTCAGCGCAATCAAAACAGCCGTAACAACCAGCCTAGATTTTTTGACAAGTTATTTCACAGGCGTACTAAACATCTACAAAGGCATATTCAACGCAATAGCCAAACTATGGAATGGCACAATAGGCAAACTGTCGTTTTCATTTCCGTCATGGGTGCCAGGTTTTGGCGGTAAAGGCATAAGCGTGCCAAACATACCGATGCTCGCCGACGGTGGCATTGTGACGTCACCAACGTTGGCAATGATTGGTGAGCGCGGCCCTGAAGCAGTTGTGCCGTTAAATCGTGCAGGCGGTTTTGGTGGTGGGCTAACAATCAATGTGACGGGCGGTTTGTCGACTAGCGCCGAAATAGGTCAAGCGGTTGTCAACGCAATCCGCGCATACAACAGATCAGCAGGCCCAGCACAAATACAGGTTGCCTAATGGCTGGCACAGCAGTTGTCGGTGCAGGCAACTACACACTAGAAATTGACACAGGATTTGTTCAAGACGCATTTATTCTTGATGACGTAACGGCTGGCGTATTAAACAACACAACTTATGTGCTAGACGGTACAACCAATTTTGCGGACGTTACCGACGGCATAGACAGCATTACGGTCAAACGTGGCCGACGCGATCAAGGCGACCAATTTAGCGCTGGCACAATGTCGTTTAACATGCTTGACACAACAGGCATATTTAACCCATTTGACGAACAATCACCGTATTACGATACGACAACAGCACAACCAGGTTTAGCACCAATGCGCAAAGTGCAACTAGCGCGTTATTCGGCAACTAATGTCAAAGAATATTTGTTTAAAGGTTATATAGTAAATTTTGACTACAACTTTGCGCTAGGCGGCTTAGATACTGTGACCGTTTATTGTTCAGACGATTTTTATTTATTGGCACAAACATATTTAACAGAATTTAACGTCAGCGAAGAATTGTCTAGCACTCGACTAACAGCAATCTTGGATCGGCCTGAAGTCGCATTTCCAGCAGGACAACGCAACATCAGCACAGGCACACAAACTTTAGGCGGTGCTGCAGCTTTCACAATTGCTGAAGGCACAAACGTGCTCGAATATTGCAACCAAATCAATATAGCCGAGCAAGGCCGTCTATTTATGGCACGTGACGGCGATCTAACATTTGAGCCGCGTATAGGTGCGACGCTTAGTGGATCTGTAGCAGACTTTCACGACGACGGCACAAACATACCCTATGACGCCGTAGGCATATCATTTGAAGCAGATCAAGTTGTCAACCGTGCAGCGGTCGCCATACTTGGCAACACAACTCAACAGGTCGCAGACGATGCAGCTAGCCAAGCCAAATATTTTATACAAACAATCAGCATTACAGGTTCATTGCTGCACAACGATACAGCGGCGTTGGCGTTGGCTAATTACCTATTAGAACCCGAACCCGACGCGCGTTACACGTCGCTAGGCACAAACCTCAACAAACTGACAACAGCGCAACGTGACGCAGTTGCGATTATTGATATTGGCGACACAATCACCATTGAAAAAACGTTT